TTGAGAAGAAACAATCAGAAGTAGATGAATTAACTCAAAAGCGAGATTGGTTTATTGAGCATTTTGCAAAATATTTCACAGCTTAATGATTATTAAGGAGGAGGAAATGAACGAATACTACGAAGAACACGGCGACAAACTGCTCTGCCGTGACTGTGGCGAAATGGTATACCCAAAGATCGAGCGAGAATTTGTCGGAGAACCCGGCCACGGCGGCTACCAAGAGTGGGAAGTCTGCCCCTGCTGCGGTGGTGGCGATATGACAGAAGCAAGGATGTGCGGAAACTGCATGAAGTATATCCCTGTGGACGAGGACTATTGCGAGGACTGCATAGAGGAAGTGAAGAAAGTTATCAGAAATGCCACGGAGGAATACGACTCCGAGTTAAGGGATTTGGCAATGACGCAGATGTTGGAGGGATGATATGTATTACTGTGAAGAATGTGAATCTATGATAGACAACCCGGACGAAGACGATGATGGCATATTATGCCCATACTGCGGATATATCGGCATAAGGTTTTTGGACGAAGATAAATGGAAATCAGCAGAGGAGGGATATTAAAAATGGAAACAAAATATAGGCTACTCAAACCAAGCGAAAAAGTCAAGGAAAATCAAATACCCGATGAAACCTTGCGAGAATTAGCAGCCATGCAGAAACGGTTCCGGGAGTTGTATAGCGAATACAAGCTGTGCGGGATTGGAGACTCCGCCGGGGTACATCTCACGAGCGAAGCCTTTCTTGACACATTTGCGGATTACGAAACGTCAGCCGTTAACTACAAGGATTACTCTGAAGAGCTCACGGCTACTATGCACGGCGTAACATTTTTCTGCATCAGATAGGAGGAGCACGATGTTTATCTGTAACGATTGCCTTGAGACGTTCGACGAGCCGGGAGTTAAAACCAGGCGTGAAAGATTTGAGGCTTGGGGGTCGGAATTTACACAAGAGTACGAAGATGATTGCTGCCCGAAGTGCGGAAGTGAGGATATCGAAAAAGCCACTGTTTGCGGACTCTGCGACGAGCCGGTTCATGAAAAATTCGACTACTGCAAATACCACTTAGACGTAATCAATTCCGCTATGGATGTGGCGGTACATACTATCGAGGAATCCTCGGACGTTGGCACAAAGAGGGAAGCTGTGATTGATGCGATTGGGGCTTGGTTGGAAGATAAGGAGGATTGAAATGCTTAAACCGTATAGCGAATTAGTTAAAATTGATGTTCTACCATTCTGTGAAGAAAGAGAGACAAAGGACGACAACGGTAAAAAAATAAAAGTTCCATATCTTAATTGGGCGAAGTGTAAAGAACTGTTACATAACAATGGAGCAGAAACGGTATATTTTGAGCCGGTTGTGAACGAGAAAACGGGCAGTACATTGTTCATGACCGATATCCCCTTTACCGATTCAAAAGGCAATCAAAACCGATGCTTTGAGGTCAGGGTAAGGATTGTTATTGACGATTTGGACTTTGTGCAAAATTATCCGCTCTTAAACGGGATGTACGTTGTCAGAGAAGATACCATCAATCAATTAAGGCTTTCCAACGCACAGGCAAGAGCCTTTGTGAAAGGGGTAGCAATTCGCACAGGGTTAGGTTTTAACCTATGGGTGAAATCGGACGAAACTACACAATCGGAAGGAGAAGAAAACCTTTACTTCCACAATATCCTCAAAATCAAAGAGAGGGTTGAAAGACTAATTACCCTCAAAATGGATGGAGGGTTGAGCGTCTCGGATATTTGCAAGCAACTGAAAATCGACGAGGATCAATTTAATGTCTACATGAAGCAGTATTCCATCCTCGACAGATTGGAAAAGGCTATACAGAAGCTATGATTACGAACAAAGACCGTTCGGGATGGTTCGGTGCTTCTGACACAAGTTACATAGTAGGCAACTACACAACGGCGACATTCAAGAAATGGTGGCTTGAAAAACTGGGACTCCGGCAAAACACGATAAACACGAAAGCCATGCAAGTTGGGACATATTTTGAACACAGGATATTAGACACAATCCCAGGAGTTATCAAGGACAGGCAAATAACCATCCCAAAACTACGCTTGCGAGTCAATCTTGACGGAGAAACCGACATTATACACGAAGTCAAAACGCACAAGGTTGAGAATCCGTACAAAGTGCCAATCGGACATAAAAGACAAGTATTGGTGCAAATGTATGTGGCTAAGAAAGAAGCGGAAATCTTGTCCTATGGCTTGACGGAGAACGATTACAAGAATTACTTCAACGAGATTGACCCTGACAGGCTACAACACCACAGAATCGAGTACGACGAAGATTTTATAACCGAATATATAGAGAGGTTGAAATATCTAAACAAATGCTTGAGGGAAGGACGGATGCCATGATTGAGCAAGGGTGGATAAAACTACACAGAAAAATGTTGGACAATCCTGTTGTATGGAAAGACAGCGACCATCTAGCGGTTTGGATATATCTGCTCCTTAATGCAACTCATAAGGATATGGATGTGCTTTTTAAGAATAAGCGGATCACATTAAAACCGGGGCAACTTATAACGGGCAGGAAGTCGATTGCTAAAAAATTGGACATTTCCGAAAGCAAGGTGCATCGTGTCTTGAAAATGCTAGAAATCGAACAACAAATTGAACAACAAACAAGCAACAAAAACCGCTTGATTGCAATAGTTGGATGGAACGAATACCAAAGTTGTGAACAGCAGATTGAACAACAAGTGAACAACAACCGAACAACAAGTGAACAACAAGTGAACACAAACAAGAATGTAAAGAATATAAAGAATAATACTCTTGTCGATTTTTTCGATCAGATATGGAAGTTATATCCCAAAAAAGAGGGCAAAGGACAAGTAAGCCTAACCCAAAAGAAAAAGCTTTACAATATCGGCTTAGAGGAAATGACAAGAGCAATCGAACGGTACAAGAAAGCGAAAGAAGGAACCGACAGAAAATATTTGCAGAACGGTAGCACCTTTTTCAACAGCGGATATGTGGATTACTTAGATGCGAATTATGAGGACAAGCCCATACAGACTGCAAAACCCGTGCAACCGTCAGAGATCCCGGAGGGGTGGTTATGAACGCTGAAAACGAAAGGCAACTATTATCTGCATGGCTACTAGGCTACAACAGGGAACACATAGCAGAGTTTGACCGATTCGACATTTACCCCGAACTGTTCAAAGCGGTCAAGGCAACGGACAACTTTGCCGAGGTAGCAAAGAAAGCAAAGGTTTCCATTACCGAATTGGTCACCATGACGAGGGAATATGTACCGACTTTCTATGAGAGTGCCTACCGAGCTATGAAAGAGCAGAAAATCAAAGAGATGGTACGGCTGATAGACCCTGCGAATTTCAAAGAGCAGATAGAAGCAATCACCGCCGAGATAGACCGCATGAACCCGACCAAAATCAAAGAGCCGACCGACATGGCAACAACCTACCTCCGTGAGTTAGAGGCACGAAAGATAGCACAACCGCTGAAATGGGGGATTCCGTCACTTGACTACTTTACAGGTGGTCTGCGGAAAAAGGAATTGACGGTTATTGCTGCCAGACCGAGCATCGGCAAAACAGCATTAGCCTTGCAAGTCGCCGCCAACATTGCGGTAAAGGGGCATAAAGTGCTTTTCTTCCCACTGGAAATGAGTGGTTCGCAACTGATGGAACGGATCGCTTGCAGAGAAACGGAGATCAGACACGAAACATTAAAGTCACCGAAGAACATGACGAAAGAGGAACAACAGCAGTTAAAGGACTTTATCGAACTATACAAGGTAACATACAAGGATCTAACAATCATAGAGGGGGTGGCAAGGTTAGCAGACATTAAAAAGCACATTGAACACTATCAACCGAAAGTGGTGTTTATCGACCAACTGTCGCAACTACGGGAGAATCGGAAGTTTAACTCAATCCGAGAGCAGTTTACATACATGACGAACAGCCTAAAGGCCATGACTATGGAGTTAGATATACCGATAGTGTTACTTGCACAGATCAACCGAGATGCACAGAACACCGAACCGAATTTGGCACAGCTTAAAGAATCGGGGAGCATAGAAGAAGATTCCGATGCGGTAATCATGCTACATCAGACAGGCGAATCGACATGGAACAACACCCCGACAGAAATTATTATCCGAAAGCAACGAAACGGGGAGCGGGACAGGAAGATTGAAACGATGTACCTCAACAAGAAGTTTATTTTCCGAGAGGTGGAGAAGTTAGGAAAGGAGGACAAATGAACAACATTCGATTTATGATACCCGGCGAACCAACCGGCAAGGCACGACCCCGTGTAACCAAGTGGGGGGTGCATACACCCGAAAAGACGGTGCTGTATGAAAACCTTGTCAAGACCTGCTACCCCGGAGGGATGTTTGAGGGTGCATTAGTCATGAGCGTTACAGCACATTACGCAATACCAAAGAGTGCCACAAAGAAAAATAGGGAACTGATGTTGAATTTCAAGATGTTTCCCACGAAGAAACCTGATTGTGACAATGTACTAAAAATCATAGCCGATGCCCTGAACGGGATTGCCTATAAGGACGATTCGCAGATAGTCAAAGCCGATATCACTAAAATCTATTCTGACGAGCCGAAAGTCGAGGTTGAGATCAGAACAGCAGGAA